GGTCCGGCTTCTGGCTGACCTCGACCATCTTGATGGCCTCGGCTCTCCCTATGATGATGGCTTCTCTGAGGTGGTCCTGGTAGTCGACGGAGACGTCTTGCTGCCTGCCGTTCATGACGTAGTTGATTCGGTATCTCATGGCGTGAACTTCCATGAACCAACCCGGTTCCCGTTGACGTCGATGATGGATTGGGTGCTGTCGACGTCGTAGTTGTCGGGGTAGGTCTCGATGGTGTTGGCTATGTCTCGCAGTATGTCGGCGGCGTGTCCCGCTTCGGACATTGCTGCGTTGCCCATGTCGATGCTGAGGGTGAACTCTTTCATGATGTGGTGCTCCGATGTTCGTCGAGATCGTCGAGTGCGTTCTGGGTATCGACCCAGGCGTCCTGGTCGTCGTGAATGTGGTTCGGCCAGAGGGCGCCGTTGCCCATGCTCCCGCCGCAGACTGAGCATTCGTCCATGACGATGTCGAGGCGGATGCGGTCCCGTGTGGCTTGTCCGAGGAGGCTCTGAGCGGTCATCGTGTCGCTCCTACCAGATCTTCGTCGGTCATGTGATATTGGCGGTAGGCCAGCATGGCGTCTTCTGGGCGACCACCGCCGCAGACGTAGCTGGAACCCCATTCGGCGGCAGCGGCTGCTGCGTGCTCGGCTTCGTCGCATACCTCGAAGTATGCGAGATCATCGGCATCTTCGAGGATGGCGATCCCTTCGGCGTTGATCCAATAGGTGCGACCTGTGCGAGTGGTGATCTCGGTGAGAGTGAGCGTGGTGCTGGGCATGGACATAACCGTATCATGTGAGTGGTACGAAACCAACCTCAGGTGGAAAAGAATCTTCCAGACGCCGTGGTTTTCTTACACTTCCGACAACGCAAACGGAACGGAGCAGTCACCAACTCAGCGAGCAGAGCCCCACACGGTGGGTGCTGACACAGCAGAGGCTCCAACGTGAGCTGAGGCGGCGCCTGAGGAGGAGACGTGGACGTCCCGTAGAGATCAGGCACTGTCCCAGATATTCAGTCTGAAAGAGAACTCGTAACGGTTCAGCGCATCCCGGTCTTCGAGATACGGCGGCGACCACGCATCGATCGAGTGGATCATCCCATGCACCCCACCGGACACCGTCGAGTTCGGCGGATACTGGACCAACAAATCGTGGACGGTATGAGCGAGCGCTGACGCTGCCGTCGGGATCGGATCGGCACCAGCCCCGGCAGTCGAGCGGACCATCACACCGACTTGAGGTCGGCTGAACGCAGGACCTCCACCGTTAGGCACAAACCGGTTGACTGCCGGGAACCCGACGATCGGGACGAGCGCCACGAGCGGCAGAGACGTCGAAGGGTTCGCAGCCTCGGCAGGCATCTGCATCACGAACAGGTTCGAGCCCCGTGTGACCTTCGTCGAATTGGTGTCCAGGTAGAGCGCCAGGTCTTCAATCAGCCCAGTCGACATTGTTGGTCCCCTCCTTCATTACGATCTCGTTGAGTTGGCCGCATCGTAAGCACCGAGTCTCGGCGTGTATCTTGTTCTCGCTGCTTGCGTCTCCCCGATGGTACTTGAGGAGGATCTTCGGTCGGCCAGGGACCCACTCGCCGGAAACCCAGCGACCCCCACAATCAGCGGAGATGCAGCGCACCTCGATCCATTCACTCATCCTCCAACCATCCCACGATTGTCGCTGAGAGGTGAGATGTGAACGGGCCAGCCATGTGCCGGTCGAACGGGCCAGACAGGTACAGGGCGTTACCGACGGTGTGCCGGTAGGAGAGGTTGTCGTGTTGGACCTGAGCGTAAGCGGACGCAGCGCCACCGAACCCGAGAGCCAGCGAGATGCCTTGCCCGTTGATGACCGGTTCTCCGACGTTGGCTGATGCACGCAAGACCCCGGTGTCGACGGGGACCTCCATGATTGCTTCGTTGATGATCTCGTTCGCTTCGATCCACAGCGCTGCAGCGAGCATCTCGGGTGCTTCCTCGGCGAGTATTTCGAGGTTCTCCATGATCTCCTCGTCGCCGACCATGGTCATCGAGACACCCCATCGCAGATCTCCGTAGGTCTTCTTGGCTCTCTTCCTGGCCTTGCGACGTTTCTTCTTCCGTCGTGTCTGGGCTTTGTTGCTGTTGCTGCGTATCGGGTTCCTGGATCTGCCGTGTCTTGGAGCCATCAGCGACGGTTCCTCCCACGGTTATCAGCGCCACGCCCCCGGTTCCCTTTACGTTTCCCGGTGGACTTCCCTCGGTTCGATCGAGAAGCCCGCCGAGAACTCTGCCGGTTGTCAGCCATCACTTGCCCATATACAGCACTTGATGATGGGTGTTGCCGTACTCGTCGGCCAACGTGTCGACCCTCACAACAGGCGCATGGTTCGAGCCGTTAGGCAGAGTGACCTTGTCCTGGACTGTTAGCCCCGTAGACGCCACCCAAACAATCCCGGTGTACGACAACGACTGATCGAAGTCAAGTCGCACGGAACCGTTCTTGGCCGTGTACCTACACGAATAGGTCGAGGCGCCCGTCGAGAACTCTTTGACGCCGTACAGCGACAGCGACGTCGAGGTCGTCGGCGTGGCAACCGTCAACGTCTGCTTCATCAGCCCCTTCAGCGAGGCGTCGAGAGCGGCACTCATGTCGACGTCGATGTCTCGAAGCGTCCTGTCCCAGGAAGATTGACATTCGGATGGTCGAACTGGCCCTTGGTGAACGCCGGTGTAGGAATGTCGGAGTCTCGTCTCTGAGACTCCATGTCAGCGACGGAGATCCCACCTGCGTACGGCAGCGCTGACAGCGACCCGGAGTATCGCAGCGAGCGTTGAACCTGACGCAGATCCAACGCCCGTGCAGACCCTGAGATCGAAATGTCGCCGACGGTCTTGTCGACCAGGCGACCCGAAGCGATGATCTGATCGATTGCTCTAGCACCGGCCTCGTAGTTCCCGCCAGCGACCGAGATCAGGTAGTTGATCTCAGCGTCATTCAGGAGCTGGTCTGTGGTGTCAGTATCACCGATGAGGAAACGGACAGTCGCCAGATTAGACGCCGCCGGATCGCCTGCATAAGTCCAAGCCATGATGATCCTTATGGTCGAGCGGTCAGCCAAGCATTGACGACAGTGTCAGTTGACCCTTCAGCAGTCTCAAGAAGGCGGGCATGTCCGACGGTGAAACCGGCAGTCGAATTGAAGAACCGTCCGGCAGTCGAGAACGTCGTCGCAGCCGACAGGGCAACCCACACATTGCCGTCGAGAGAGCCCTGTATCTGAGCTGACGCTGTGCCAGTTCCGGCAGTCGTCGGCATGCAATAGGCCGTGAAGTTCGAGTAGCCGCCGTTGAGAACGAACGCTGTACCAGCCCCAGTGGACGTAGTCGCCCGCAAAGACTGGACCGGTCCACCGTTGTAGTTGATCGCTGTGCGTGCCATTCGTCCAGTGTGCCAGAGTCAGTCCCCGGTTGTGGGCATGTAGAACGGCGATCTTGATGTGCCGTTGGCGAAGTAAGGCCAGCCGGGTAGCTGCTCCAACAACCTGTCGGGGACCGGCAAGAACTGGGAGGTGTTGTCCCCGAACGTTGTTATCTCCAACCAGTGGTGCCCTTCTGGTAGGACGCTCAAGCCCGCTCTGGGCTCGGCGACTCGCCCCTCAACTAGCCAGCGGCGGCACTCGTGGCACAGCTCAGAGACCCCAAGGTCGTCGCAGTCACGCAAACATCGCCAGCATTCACCGCTCGTTGACACCCTAGTGAACTCGTCCTCAACGGATTCCTGTGTGGGATTGTCGAGCAACTCAACGACCTGGTCGAGGAACTCTGCCGCACGGTCAAACGCTCTACTCATCGGCTCGCCTGTCTCCGTCGATCTTCGCCACTATCTGTACACACCGTGCGGGGCTCAAACCGAACCGGGCGGCGAGCGCCCTGAAGGTCAGACCCTCCTGGCGTGCCTCCCACACTTCCTGGTTCCTTACCTTGAACGTGGGCCGTACCCAGGTTGGTGTCCGCTCCGGTGGCTTCCCGCCGTGGTCGACGACCCAACGGTCTGCCGATCGATGCCGTTTCTGGACCTCGAACACGATCGTCTGGCATCGAGGCGAAGACAATCCGAACTGGGCACCGACCGTCTTGTATGTCAGACCGCTTTGGCGTGCCTCCCATATCTGTTCGTCCCGTGTGTTCATGGCGTTGGCTCTCACGACGTTGGCTCGGGGACAGCGTCCTGCGATGACAGCGATGCTGTCTTGCGATCGATCCCAGGCATCGACCAACGGTTCAGCCAGTACTCCTGCTCAGCGAAGTTGCCGTTCAGATATGCGACCCGACCGTCGAGCTGCCCGAGCTGGTTGACGATCTGGGAACGCTGCACAGCCAACGAGTCGATCTCTTTCCTGGCTTCGACCTGGCGGAGCTTCAACATCTGTTGCATCGGACCGTCGTCCTCGATGCCGTACAAGGCTGCGGTCTTCAACAGGTCCGACGAGTTCCCGATAGTGATCTTGTAACCGAGGCCTGTGAGGAGACCAATGATCCACTCACAGCTCGGACGCTGAGCCCCATACTCGGTCTCTTGGGCCATGTCGACACCGAACACACCGATCTCAGGGTGAGGTGGTCGTGGTCCCAGGACCTCAGTTGGATCGTCGCCGTTGTCACGGATGACCTGAGCGTCTCGGAGCCACTTGACGTACACGTCCAACGAGTCGCGCATCTCCAACCCGGCGAGGCCGAGCATCCACGAAATCGAGTTCGTCCAATACCGCACACCGCCGTATGCAGCGACGATCGACTCGTGAGGGAACCGGACCGACCCGACGATCTCAGGGTTCGGGGTCTTCATGTAGATCACACGTTCGGTCTGTTTCGCCAACCAGTCGACGTGTCCGGTGTTGTCACCGACACCGATCGTTTCTGTGGCGTGGACATCGAACCAGCGTTCGCATCGATCCCAGTCGATGTCTTCCATCATGTGGAGGTTGTTGAGGCCCCACACTTCGACGCCTGGTGTCTTGTCTCCCCAGTCGGCTTCGAGGCGTCCGTTGGTGAACCCGATGATGGAGATCTTGTGGGGCTCGACGTCGTGCGGCCGGTATGTGCCGGGCTCGCCTGGGGTGTCCTTGCGTAGCTGCTGAGGGGTCGCATTGAACATCTCCACTTCGGTGACGCTAGGCGTGGAGTGCTGGTTGCTCCTGTGTCGCTTCATCCCCATCTCTGAGAGGGTCGTGAAGTCACACTCGGAGCATTGCAGCTCGACCGGTTCAGTCGCCTCAGGCATCGTCGCGGACTCCCTACCCGCACCCGGAGCGAGGATCTCGATCTCGACCCCATCCGGGAGGACGAGATCCTCGACGTTGAAAGCGTCGGAGTTGTAGTCGATCCCGGAGGAGTTCGTGAAGGTCGCTTTGGGTGTGGTGTCAGTCATGGCAGCACCATAACTGACACCTGCACCAGGTTAGGCGTGTGTGGTCGCAGCGATCGTGTAGGCATTTAGGATGCCAGCGGTCGAGAGCTGGACCTGGAGCGCCGAGTCGACATACCAGGCAGCGGTAGACCCGCCGATCAGCGGAACGAACACTGTGTCGTTCAGCTCGGTCGAAGCCGAGATCCGATTGAACGTCGAGTTCAGGAACACCGTCGCCGACGAACCGGTCTGAACCTCAGCGTTCGAAGACGTCAAGATCAGCATCTTGTGTGTCCCCGCCGCTGAAGGCGGATCGAGAGTGAAGATCCCGGCGGCACATACGGACGTGCCGTAGCCAACCAGGTTGGTACCGGTCGAACCGGTCTCCACAAAATCGACTGTCCCAAACCTGTGGAACACTGGCTTCTGACGCTTGGCATTAGACATGGCATAACCCTCTATCTCAGAGACTGGAAGCGGAAACGATCGCCCCGATGATCTCGTCCTTGGTCTGCGACTTCGCAGCCGGAACACCTCGGAGCTGAGCCCATTCGAGAAGCTGACGTTTCGTCATGGACACCAGGTCAGGCTCGCCAGAACCCTCTGCTGGTTCACTCATACCGTCATCGAAAACCGATGGCGGCTCATTGACTTCTTCTGCTTCGCCTGTGTGTGTCGAAGGTGTCGACGCAGGAGCCGGTGTGCCGCCCGCTGCGTCACCCTGAACCAGCTCACCTCGACGCTGGTTCACGAGCTGCTGGGCTCGGCCTTGGGGGAGACCCATAGGGGCAAGGTCGACAACGTCGCCAGGCTCATAATCGACGCCACGGAGGCGAAGAGGACGGTCGACTCGGAACATCTGAATGGTGTCAGTCATGTCCCGAGTCTAAACCGTGCCGCAACTCAAGCCGTGAAGCCGGAGATGAACGTGCCGAGCGCACCGGACACAACCTTGTGTGCCCACTCCGACTCGATCTCGACCCTGGTGGCCTTCTGAGTCGGTAGCTCCAACGTGGATATGGTCCGGCCTTCAGCGCCTTGCACATCGCCGGTCCACACGAACGTCAAGCCCGCAGTAGGCGACATCAGACCCGGATTCGGGTCGACGTAGCAGAGCAAAGCGTCGTTCGTGTTGACCCGAGCCATGCTGGCAGCGATGCCCTGTTGTGCAGTGTTGTAAGTCGCACCCGAAACGTGGATGTTGTCGAGATCCAACAGTGCAGCCACGTCGGCCTTGGTCGGAGCGGCCGCACCGGAGGTCTGGCCCCGGTCGACACGCCCAACAATGTCCGGGTGGAGCCGAAGCTTCAACCAGCCCTTCGAGGTGGTGACAAGAGTCCGAGGTTCGAACCCTGTGTTCGTCTGGATGGTGAGCTTTTGATCGCCTATGAACCCGATCGGGTCAGACGAGGCAGAGCCCATCTCCTCGAAGTCCGTGCCGCCAGTCACTGTGGTATCCCACGGTGTGCTGGTCATGAAAGTGGTGTGCCAGTCACGCTCACGCTTGATCAGCTCTTGCTGAGTCAGGATGCGAGTGGCGTCCTGCAGCGGATTGTGAGCTGCGTCAGCGTTCGCTTGAACCCGACGACCGATGTCCATATGGAGAGCGAACAACTGTGTCTGGTACGAATCAGTCGACACGGTGTAATCGATACCGGCTGATTCGGTGCCATCGGCACGCTGTCTCATTGAATCTCGGAAGAAGTCAGCCAAAGCGAATGTGGCGTACTTGTCGGACTGCTTGGTAACAGGCATCCTCGGGAACACCTGGTCGGCCACATAGGCCGTCAGGGACTGGAGGTAGCCCACGGAGAAGCCAGTCAGTAATGAACTGACATGGACCTCGCTCGCTTGTGGAGATGGCATTTGTGCCTTCCTATCTTGGTGTCATGCGACCCGTGGGCCGGGTTGGATCAGGTGGTTCCGATGTTGTCGAGCCTCACGGAGAGAACTCGGTTGGCTGCGCCGGACGAACCGCCGACGATCTTGCCGACGGTGTAGGCACCAGCAGTCGTGACAGCACATCGACCAGCAGTCGATACGGCCACCATGTTGCTAAGCGCCTGGGTGGACGCCTCAGCCTCGACCATCGCTATGGAACCCATCGGGTAGATCGGCAACGCACGAGGCGTAGTCGACCCAGTCGAAGACTCCATCGTCACGCCGTCGATGTGACTGGCAGCGGTGGCGTAAGCCAGCTTGCCGGTGGAGTTGATTGACACGAAGCGGTACCGGCGTAGACCAGTAGTCGCATCGAAGCTCCAAGCGTCTTGCCCCATCTTGTGTTCGAAAGCCATTTCAGTTTCCTCCTCGACCGATCAGGTAAACCCTGTCTTGCCGATAGTTGAATCAGGACTCGTCGTGGGCCTTTTGGACCAACTCAGAATTGGAATCGGACAGTTCGAGCAGAGCGACATACTTCGAGATGCCCTTCTCCAAGCCGATCTTCTCGGCCTGTGCCATGAGCGCAGCCTCAGCCCCATCGACAGACGCAGAGCCGGTAGCCCCGGCCTCAGCGCCGAGGGTCTCCAGGGCCTTGTCAGCCTGAGCGCCTGCAGCCTTGAGGACCCGCTCGACGAGCTTCGACTCGTCAGAGTCATCAGCCGTAGCGTCAGCGACAATGGCGAGAACCTTGCCGATGTCGTCTGAAGTTTCGGTGAGCCCTGACATATCGGCCTTGGCGACAGCAACGAACTTCTCTTGGCGTTTCTCGGCCTTGAGGAGAGCGACCTCTTCGGATGCCTTGACGCCCTTAGCGAGCTGCTCTTGAAGTTCCGGTGGGAGACCCTTCATCAGGTCCTCCACTGACTCTTCTTCCTCAGGTGCCTCGATGACACCATCGGCAGCGTCGACAACCTCGGCAGGGCTCATCTCCCCAATGGCCTTAGCGACAGCAGCAGCGATAGCTTCCTCAGTCGGCTCAGCCGTAGTGGCCTCATCGATCTTGGCTTGGAGTTCAGCGAACGCTTCCTGGGTCGCCTCGTCGGCGTCTTCGAGTACAAACATGGTGGTCTCCTTGTCGAGAATCGCCGGTATGGCTTTGAACATCGTGATGACAGCGCCTGGGTTCTTGCCCTTCCAGGTGCGGTCGACGTTGGTGATAGTGAGATCCCTCAAGATTCGGGGCATCAGACGACCTCCGCTGAGTTAGCTGTGCCCTCGATACTGAACTCGGTCTTCTCAGTCCGGGAACGCTCGAACGCTTCAGCATCAGGAATATGGAATCCACCGAACCAGCCTCTCGGCATGTGCTCGTGGAGTGCCTTGCGGAGAGGCTTGATCACATCGCCTGTCACAGGGTCGACAGACATCGCATCGAGGATGTCGTCAGAGAACGTGATGGATGTGATCAGCTCACCGTCAGCGACGCCACCGTCGTGTTCCTCACCGGAACCTCGGGCAGCTTTCGTGAACTCGTGTGCGGCCTTGGCGAGTTCCTCGACTGGGATGATGTCGCCGTCAGCGTCGATTATGGCTTCGCCGTCAGCGAGCGCACCAACTGAGAACCATCCGAAGATGTTCTGGTCGGGGACAGAGGCCTTCGCTACTTGGTAGCTGCCTCCGAGCTGCACAGGCTTGTTCACGGGAACCTTCGATCGATTGATTCGATCCAAGGCTCTCAGAGGGGCTCGATAGGACTTGATGCAGAGAGTACATGTCTCTCAGCCTGATGTGGGATATCTACCCGGCAGCTCGGTGCATGACACAACCCACCCCGGCGATATCCCATGCCGAGCGGCAGTGCTTCAGCACACCCGTGCCTTTCTTCTCTCGTTCCCCGATCAGTTCACCTGGGTACGCAGCCAGAGGCGCTGAGCCGTGCCCCCCTGGTTCAACGATGTACACAGGGACAGGCCAGGGCCAGGCGCCGATAGCGCCATAGACCACAGCCGTGTCGAGGAGCCCCCCCACGTTGATCATCCCCATGTGCGGGTTCGGTTCGGTCAGGCCTTCCAAAGCGATCGCATCGATCTGGTGACCGTCACCCAACTCGAACAATGTTTCCCGCATCGCTGCCCCGTACTCGTGGATGGGTTCGTCGTCGTCTCTGATACCGAGCACGTTGACGATCACGTCACCTGTGTGGGCTCGGAGGACCATACCGGTCCACTTGCCCCCAGGGTCGACGCCCAACACTGTGAGATCGCTCATCCCCAATAGTCCGCTTCCTCGACAAGCGCACCTTTCTTTGCGTCTCGGCGTAGACGTTGCCCTACCAGCTTGGTGAAGTGTTCAGCGCCGACACCTGAGGCTGGGTCTGGGCCTGGTCTCAGGGCGACAAGCCAGTCTGACTTGATGGTGATGCCGCCTATGGCGTTGACGTTTTCTGTCCAGTACAGACAGCGACGTGCCCCCTTGATCGCAGCCTTCTCACCTTCGTGTGGCCGTTCGGGCCTGTGGCCGTGGGACGCCTGCCAGGCTCGGGACGAGGCCTCGACGAACCATCCAAGACTGTCCGAGTCAAGTCCGATCTCGTAATCCGGGTTCTCCCAGTCAGGGTTCGGTTTGTAATCCGAAGGGAAGGATCGGGTCGGGATGACGTGCTTCTCAATCATCGCAGCGTCGAGAGCGGCGAGCGGTCCAGCCGACCAGGTCCCGAGGGTGTGGTCGGAGTAGCCGATGTCGACACCGTCGGGGAGTAGCGTCTCTAGCCAGTCCATCCGATTGAAATACGCCTTCTCCGGTTGTGTCGGATACTGGAGTGAGCAGGCCAGCACGGTGTCGCATGGGCGCAACCCAAGGACCTCGCTTGCCCACACGATGTCTGTGGCTGTGGCCCCGCCGGTGGAGAGAACAATCGGCAGGGTCGTCCGGCGTGCCGCTATCAACAGTTGCTCGTTGGTGATGTCACCTGATGCGATCTTGATGGCATCAACCCGGACAGCCTGACAGAACAGGACAGCACCCACGTCGAACGGAGTGATCAGGAACTTGATGCCGATGTCTTCGCAGTGGTTGCGTAACCCAATGATCTGGATAGGCGTCAGAGACCCGTTGTCGGCGAACACCTGCTGCTGGCTGCGACCATCGCCGTGCTCCCAATACTTCTCCGCTGCCGGAGAAGCAATCAGCTCCGGTGTCAGCATCTGAATCTTGAAGCCCCAGCATCCGGCTTCTTTGGCTTCGTCGGCCATGACCTTCGCCAGGTCCAGGTCCTCTCCGAAACATTGGCCTGCCTCGGCGACGACCTTCGGTCCGACCCATGTGTCCCAGTTCATGGTGCTGCCTTTATGTCACCGTGCATTCGGTCCCTCATTCCTGTCCGGTGGTGCTGATGCTCAGCCAGTGAGATCCGCGGTCCTTCGCCTCGACGGCGTCGATGCTCTAGGCAGCGCATCATGTCACGGCTATCGATGCACGGCAGATTCTCGATGTGGTATTCGTCGTCGTCATCCACGGGAATTGATCCATTGACTGAGCGAGTCCACGGGCTTCGGTCCGGGGATCAAGTACAAGTCGGCGCACCATGATGGTGAGCGTCTGTATGACACCATCATGTCACCTCGAACTCGACTGGCGGACGACGGCGACGCTGTTCCTTAGCCGTCTTCAATATCTCATCACGTATCCGATCCAAACCGTGACCGTCAACACCCTCTTGGAGGAGTGTCGACGCCTCAAGCCGAGCCGATACCGGGATGAGCTTGGCAACACAGTCCATGTATGTCAGCGACCGGGTCTCGGTGAGCGCCCCTGGCGGTGCCTGGTTCTCGTTCGCTTCTCGGATGTTCACCGGGATCGAGACCGTCGGCACACCCACATGTGCAGCTTCGTATGCGGTTCGGCCTCGACCGGTGATCACCACATCACTGTTCCACATCTCGTAGCTGATCGACGGGTCCTCCAAGACTTCGACACGGGGGTGCAGCTCGGAGCGTTTCACGTCTGAGCCCGGCCCGATGACTGCCACAACCGAAACATCGTTGAGCGTCTTAGCAGCCATGAGAGCGTTGCAAACACCGGGAGTCATGTTCGCTGCGTCGGTCCCTCCGAACAGCACCAGGATGCGTCCCAGCTTCTCTCTGATCGGATAGGGCGGCAGGTACTTGAACTCGTCGCGCACATCGATCCACAGTGGGCCTGATGTCCCGATCGGGAACGTGTACAGGCCGTTGATTGGTTGGGTGTTCGCATCGACCATCAGGGATTCCAGCCGGACAGTCTTACGAGGCCATTTCGCTGTGATGTCCCGAGTGTCTGTCGTGTCGAGGGTGTCGAGGACGACAGTGTCGAAGTTGGCCCACAGCATCGAGAGTTCCTCGGCGGTCAGGTTCCCGTGCCGCCATATCCCCGGAACGAGTTTACGCATATCAGGTGGTGTGTCCCAGAAGTACACATCGACCTCAGCGAACGGTGACAGAGCCGAGGCGATCTCGGCTCCTCGGCGTACGTGCCCTGAGCCCATGTCGTGGTCACCGGCACAGACGATCGCTATCGAGGAGCGTTCCAGGACTAGCTCAGCGGCAGCCATGTCGGCTGGGGTATCGATATCGAGGCCTTCTTCGTTGGGGATCACGTACGGGTCATGTGCATCGCCGATCATCCAGACAGCGTCACCGTAGTAGCCGTCCTGGTGAGGCCAGTCCCGACATATTTGTAAACCGCCGGACTCCCGGAACCGAAGTTCGGACTCGTAGAGGAACTGCCGGTTCACACGGCGCATCGGGTGAGGTCCGTCCTCGGTCCAGGTGTGTGATGTATCAGCGACCATCGTCATCGCCGAATCGATGTGGTCGTTCTCAACGAACCATTGGATCATGTCGGTGATCGTCTGCGCCCGGAGCGTCGGCGAGGTGACCTGGTGGACAGCGACCATGTCCCAGTAGTCGTCTCGGCCTTGTTCCATGACCCATCGCACGAGTTCGTCGAGGGTCTGGTTCGCCATCGCCTGGGAGAGGGGCCGTTCGAGGACAGCGATCGGTGCGCCGGTCTGAGACCAGAGCTGGGTTCTAGCGGCGACCTCAGGGTCGTTGGTGACGACCAGGATCGAGATCTCCACGTCGAGTTCTTCGACGGCCTCAGCGACCACTAGGAGCTTCTCAATAGCCCATGCGATCAGGGGCACACCGGCCACTGATCGCACGTTCTTTCTGTGGACCCCGAGCGAGCCTGCTCGACAGGGGACAATAACCAGGAGCTTCTGCATGCCTGCACCATACGATGCGGCTGCCCCACGCTCAGCGGAGGGACCTCCTGATCGTGAGGTTCCCGTCTCGGGTCTTCAGGATCGATACCCGGTTCCCGGTCCGATTCCCGGCTCGGCGAATCCTCGATGACAGGTTCACCCGTTCGCCGGGCCTGGCGTGGGTGAGCACGAGGATGTCCTCGGCCTGGGCCATGCGGGCGACGTCGGCGGGTCGGGCTTTGGCTTCATCGTAGGAGGTGATCATCGGCGCATCCCTCCTCCACCTCGAAGCGCTCCCACCGGGCTTCACGTTCCGCCTGCTGGGCCTCACGAGCCTTAGCCTTGACGATCATTTCGTTGAGGAGGGTCTTGACCTTGGCATTCCGCTTTGCTGCGTACTGATC